CAGGGTGCAATGTGACCGGCACCTTGAAGGAGTTGGACACAACCAGGCTGCACTATGTGAAGGTACCGGAGAACCATATTGTGATCGACTTCGACATTCCGGACGAATTTGGAAACAAATGCCTGAACCGTAATCTGGAGGAAGCGGCTAAATGGCCACCTACCTATGCAGAGGTAAGCAAAGGCGGACAAGGGATACATCTGCATTATAACTATGCTGGTGACACCACCAAACTGAGCCGGATCTATGACGACCACGTCGAAATTAAGGTTCCTGTTGGGAACAGCTCGTTACGACGAAAATTGACGCTATGTAACAACCTGCCCATCGCAACCATCAGTTCCGGATTGCCGCTGAAAGGAGAGGAGAGCAAAACGGTCGACTTTGAAGGAATCAAGAACGAAAAGGCGCTTCGCACCCTGATCAAACGAAACCTGAACAAAGAGTATCATGCTTATACCAAACCGAGCGTGGACTTTATTTATGACACCCTGGAAAAGATGTACCAGAGCAAGACACCATATGACGTGACTGACATGCGCAACGCGATTCTCAGTTTTGCGGCAGGCAGCACCCATAATGCGGATGCCTGCATCAAACGGGTAAACCGAATGAAGTTCAAATCGGAGGAACCTTCCGCCAACCGCGAGGAACCGAATGAGAAACTGATTTTCTACGACGTGGAAGTGTTCCCCAACCTTTTCCTTATCAATTGGAAACTAGCGGGGGAAGGAAACCCGGTCATTCGGATGATCAACCCGAAGCCCGTCGAGGTGGAGGAACTGATGCGGCATCGGCTGGTCGGATTTAACTGCCGGCGGTACGATAACCATATTCTTTATGCCTGTCTGATGGGGTATACAAATGAAATGTTATACGACCTGAGCCAGAAGATTGTAAGCGGAAACAGCGCGAACTGCTTTTTCAGCGAGGCTTACAACGCAAGTTATACGGATGTATACGACTTTGCGTCGGCTGGAAACAAAAAAAGTCTGAAAAAGTTTGAGATCGAGCTGGGCATTCACCATCAGGAACTCGGACTGCCCTGGGATCAGCCGGTGCCGGAAGAACTGTGGATGAAGGTCGCCGAATACTGTGACAACGATGTTATCGCGACCGAAGCAGTGTTCAATTACCTGTCGGCAGACTGGACCGCAAGGCAGATTCTGGCGGATGTGGCCGGAATGACAGTGAATGACACGACCAACAGCCTGACCACGAGAATCATATTTGGGAACGACCGGAAACCGCAGGGCCAGTTCAATTACCGGAATCTGGCGTTGCCGGTATCTAGCTGACGGATAGGAGGATAAGTCTATGGTCTACGCGGAAAAACAGAATGATACCTGCGAAACCTGTATGCACGATGCAATATGTGTGATGAAACCCATTTTTTGGGAACTGCGCAAACGGCGTAATGAAATGGCCAATCAAATTGCATTGTCATACCGAAGTTCATTTCCGGTTACCGTCCGTTGTGAACTGTACATGCCTCGAGAAACCAAAGTCTATCGTCAGGAAATGACGCTTATCCAAAACTTAAAGCAACAATAGCGCGAAATAAACAACGCCCTTTATGAAGGTATTTCTATTTCATAAAGGAGGATGACTATTATGGCTATGGAAAAACTGAATGAGAAAGACGAGAAGGCACTTTCATTTTACGAAGAAGTGAACGATCTTTATTACGACTGCTTGGTATCTGCAAAAAAAACAATTCTGTATATGACAGAATACGGTTTAAGTTTAAGGATGCTGAGTTTGTTGGCGAAGGCCGTTCGCCGGGCACGGAAATGCACGTGTTTGCGCAATAAGCTTATTCAGAAGTTTAAAGTGGTCGAAGAATACGACCGTCAACTGGAAATGCAACAGACTGCCTGACAATCGGAGGAGCTCTATACAAGGGCTCTTCCTTTATTTTTATAAGTAAGGAGGGCACTGATGAACGACAAAATACTGCACGTCATGCTAATTGCCGTTTTTGAGCGGCTTCGTAAAAAACAGGAGGGCCAATGAGAATATTTGATGAACTCGGGCAGCCGTTATACCGGGATTGGACAGGCGAAAAGCTGCCAGACGGATACAGCGTGCAGCCGTTCTTTCCAGGGTACACGTTCGAAGGCGGAAAATCCATATACCGCGGAGAAGAAGTCGGCGAAGGCGGGTATGTATATTCGGAACCTGGAATGTACGGAAATGTAGCGCTGTTGGACATTGCCAGCATGCATCCATCAAGCATCATAGCCGAGGATCTGTTTGGCCCGACCTATACTGCGCGGTTTGCGGACCTCAAAAAAGCCCGTATCGAAATCAAACATAAGAATTGGGATGTCGTCCGGGGTATGCTGGACGGAAAACTGGAGAAATATATACAGAAGGTGCTCAACCATGAGATGACAGCCAAGCAACTCTCCAATGCCCTGAAAACAGCTATCAATTCTGTATACGGACTTACAAGTGCCAGCTTCGACAATCCATTCCATGACCCGCGCAACAAGGACAACATCGTTGCCAAACGCGGAGCGCTGTTCATGGTGAACCTTAAGCACGCGGTGCAGGAACAGGGTTTCCGGGTTGCCCATATCAAAACCGACTCGATCAAGATACCGGACGCCACACCCGAGATTATCAAGTTTGTAACCGATTACGGGAGGGAGTATGAGTACAACTTCGAACATGAAGCTACATACGACCGGATGTGTCTGGTAAACGACGCAGTATATGTGGCGAAGTACGCAACAGTAGAAAAATGTGAAGACCTGTACGGACGGGAGTATGTGCAAAGCAGCGACGATGTGCTGTCCGGATGCAAAGACCATCCGGGGGAATGGACTGCTACCGGAACCCAGTTCCAGATTCCGTACGTGTTCAAAAAACTGTTCAGCCATGAGGAGATTGTGTTCGACGACCTGTGCGAGACCAAGAGTGTAACTTCCGCACTGTTCCTGAAGGGTGAGGATCCGGCGGACGACCCCGAGTTTATCGGACGCGTCGGCCGGTTCTGCCCAATCAAACCCGGATGCGGGGGAAAGGAACTGCTTCGGGAATCGCGGGATAAAGACGGAAATGTAAAGTACGGGGCGGCCACCGGCACAAAAGGATATTTCTGGCTGGAAAGTGAGTTAGTAAAGAGTCTTGGAAAAGAGAACGACGTTGACCAAAGCTACTATACCCGGTTGGTAGGCGAAGCAGTAAAGAGTCTGAGCGAACAGGGCGACTTTGAGTGGTTCGTGTCCGACGACCCCTATATTCCGGCAGCGCCTTCGGAGGATCGGGCACCCTGGGAATAAGGGAATACGCGAAAAATACCTCTGCTATTATGGAAAAAATATCCATATTATCAAAGCGGAGGAATGAACATGAACCAAATGGGAAAACGTGTGTTTCTTTACGGATTTGATGAGGAATATCGGGTGATTCACTATGGCCGCGTTGCCAAAGAATATCCGGATTTTAAAGAACTGAAGCTTCAGGCATATAACATGAAGCACCAATTCCCAATAATCCAATATCTCTTTGCCGCAAACAGCAGCCAGGAGATCTACCGTGCCTGCATCGATTCTGTTAAGAACAAAACAGTGGAAGACCGTGTGCTGTTCAAGATCATGGTCGAAGCGGAAGGTATCCGGATATATTAACGGGAGAGAAGGCGCCGAACACATGGCGTCTTCTTTTCTGCTTTTACGACAGCAAAGGAGGGAACCAAATGAAACGGTACTTCTGACGAATATCTGCCCATAGAACAAGTATACGAAACGCTGAGAAAGAGTGGGGAAACAAAGATGGAAAAGCAACTGGATAACCTTGTTATTGAGAACGCCCACGTTATTTTCCGTAATTTTTCGGGCAAAGAGAGCAAGTTCAACCGGCCGGGGGACCGAAATTTTGGCGTGATTCTCAATGACCCGAAATTAGTGGAGCAACTGAACGAGGACGGATGGAACGTCCGAATTCTGAAGCCACGGGAGGAGGGCGAGGAGCCGCGTTACTGGCTGCCGGTCAAGGTGAGCTTTGACCATGTTCCGCCCCGTGTATTCCTGGTAACCAAGAGGGCAAAGACACCGCTGGACGAGGAATCCATCGAAACGCTGGATTACGCGGAGATCCGGACGGTAGACCTCACAATCCGGCCATATTCCTGGGACGTGAACGGGAAAACAGGCGCGAAGGCTTACCTGAAGACCATGTACGTAACCATCGAAGAGGACGAATTCGGGGACAAGTACGCACGGGAGGACGATTTTTAATGGAACAACACGACAAACTGGTATATTTCAAGGATTACTGTGCAAAATGCCGGTATGCTAACGCATCCGAGGTCGACGACCCGTGCTTTGACTGCCTGGCCGAACCGACAAACACCGATTCACACAAACCGGTTAAATACGAGGAGAAATAACATTAGACAAGATGAGCCTGATTACATGGGCTCGTCTTTTATGCGCACATGGCGAAATTGGCAGACGCGATAAAAATCTTATGTGAGTTCAAATCTCACTGTGCACACCGCGACAAAATAAGGAGGACGATTAACTATGACCGGAGATTTCAAACTTACCAGTGAGTATCTTGAAAGTATCGGCGCCTGCGAAGAAGGGCGGACTGCATTTGCAAACCGTTTTCCGGATGGGGCCGGATATCAGGAAACGCTGAATGAATGCGCAAAAGAACACCGCGAAGATTTTGCAACGTGGCTATTTGGAAAAATCGGGAAGACTGCTGACACCCTAGTAATCTACGAGGAAATCCAAGATCCGGAGCGTTCCATCCTGTTTGCCGGAAGTATTACATTTAAAAAGCCAGCATTGCTCAAATGCGTAGTGGCCGGAGAGTTTATCAAGGCCAGAGGGTCTATCAAGGCCGGAGGGTCTATCAAGGCCGGAGGGTTTATCGAGGCCGGAGGGTCTATCAAGGCCGGAGGGTTTATCGAGGCCAGAGAGTTTATCAAGGCCGGATGGTCTATCACGGCCGGAGAGTTTATCAAAGCCGAAGAGTTTATCAAGGCCGAAGAGTTTATCAAGGCCGAATGGTCTATCAAGGCCGGAGGGTTTATCGAGGCCGGAGAGTTTATCGAGGCCGGAGAGTTTATCAAGGCCAGAGGGTCTATCAAGGCCGAATGGTCTATCAAGGCCGGAGGGTTTATCGAGGCCGGAGAGTTTATCGAGGCCGGATGGTCTATCAAGGCCGAATGGTCTATCAAGGCCGGAGGGTCTATCAAGGCCGGAGAGTTTATCGAGGCCGGATGGTCTATCACGGCCGGAGGGTTTATCGAGGCCGGAGGGTTTATCAAGGCCGGAGAGTTTATCAAGGCCGGAGGGTCTATCGAGGCCGGAGAGGATTATGGAATATTTGCAGGTCTGCAAGTAAAAATCAGTGATTGGAAAATCAACGCAATGGTTGTCGCAACTGAAAAACCAAAAAATCTGATTAGCGGATACTGGAAAGAACGTTAAAAAGGAGCGGCTGATATGCAACTTTACGACTACCAACTTGACGCCATCAAACGAATGAAAAACGGCTGCATTCTGTGCGGAGGGGTTGGCAGCGGAAAGAGCAGAACAGCCATCGCTTATTACTTCTTTCAAGAGGGGGGACTTATCGGGGATCCAGATGGTGACGAACCATATTCCCCAATGGATGATCCGCCAAAAGACCTGTATATCATTACCACCGCCAGAAAACGTGATACGCTGGAATGGGAGGGCGAGCTTTTGCCCTTCCTTCTTTCTACAGACAAGACCGTAAACCTGTATGCCAACACTGTGACAATCGATAGTTGGAATAATGTCGGTAAGTATAAAGAAGTAACCGGCGCCTTCTTTATATTTGATGAGCAGCGTGTAATTGGCAGCGGGGCTTGGGTGAAATCATTTCTTAAAATAGCCAAGAATAACGCCTGGATCCTGCTGTCGGCAACCCCCGGAGATACCTGGCAGGATTATATTCCGGTGTTTCTGGCCAATGGATTCTTCAAAAACCGATCGGCATTCGTGCGGGAACATGTCGTGTACAGCACGTACTGTAAATTCCCTAAAGTGGACCGGTATCTGAATACAGGCCGACTGGTCAGGTTACGGAACAGCATTCTGGTTACAATGGACTTCGAACGGCAAACGGTAGCGCATCATGAAGACGTATACGTATCCTACAGCGTGGAAAAGTACAGAGACATAGGGAGGAACCGCTGGGATCCGTATAAAAACGAGCCGATCCAAAACGCCGGAGGACTGTGCTATATTTGGAGAAAAATGGTGAATTCGGACGTTTCACGACAGGTTGCACTACTAAACCTATTCGAAAATCATCCGAAGATGATCGTGTTTTATAACTTTGATTATGAATTGGAACTTTTGAAAGGGTTGGGGTATGGAGAAGATGTTGAGGTAGCCGAATGGAATGGACATCTGCACCAGCCACTTCCGGAAGGAAAGACGTGGGTCTATCTGGTGCAGTACACCGCCGGATGCGAAGGCTGGAACTGTATTAAAACAGACACCATTGTATTCTATTCCCAGAACTACAGTTACAAGGTGATGGCGCAGGCAGCGGGGCGAATTGACCGGCTGAACACCCCGTTTCACGATCTGTATTACTATCACCTGAAAACCAGAAGCGGAATCGACCTTGCCATTTCCAGGGCACTGCGCGATAAACGAACCTTCCATGAAACAAGCTTTGTGAAGTGGTGAAGGAGGTGTCAGGTTGAAAAACGACTATGGGTTCAAACGAGTTGCGGAGAGTGAGTTCAAAAAAATCGATGAGTGGACGACACCTGCTTCGAAGAAAAAATGGCATATACGCTGCCTGTATAATAAGATCTTGCCAAAACAGAAAGGACATCATAGTGTTGGGAAATACCAGGGTCCAGCGCTTATAGACACGGATAACGATCTGCGAAACATGGACATTTCAAAGGAGTTACGGCTGCTTGGATATCCAGAATCGGAGATCAACCGATGGGCGTTGATTAAGAAAATCGAACAGCGAACCGGGAAACAATGCGATGACTATCTGTAAAAAAGAACAGGAGGAATCCATCATGAAAAAGTTCTTTATGGTTCTTCTTTTTATTCTTGTCGTGGCGATGGTGGTGCTTGCAAGCCCCAGTGGTTATTCTGCGATAGGCGAGACCATGTATGTTTCCGTCAAAGACAATACGTGGCTGAACGGCAGAGCCGAACCGAACATGCAGGCCAATATCGAATGCCATTTTTCAGACAAAGATACGGTGACCGTTCTGGATATGGCAGACGGTTGGGCCAAAGTACAGGAGGGCGGGGAGGCACCGTTCAGTTACGTAAAATGGGATTACCTGACGGCGAGCCTTGATGGACCGCATCCAATGCAGGTTGCCTCGAACGGACGGGTGCGGATCCGGAACAATCCGAACGGAAAAGAGATTGTCGGTTATGCGGAAAACGGCGACGTGGTGAACGTCGCTTTTTTCTTTTCTGGCTGGGCCAAAACGGACAAAGGCTGGATCAATACTGACTACCTGTCGGAACAGCAATAAAAAATACCAAGATATAGAAGGAGTAACCTATGAAATTTCAGCTTGGAAAATTGGTGGCTACACGCACCGTTGCAGACCTGATGGCAACCGACGCTCTGTTTTCTCAATTTGTATCGGACTCGCTTAAGCGGTATATGGATGGTGACTGGGGCGATCTGGACAAATCAGATCTGGCGCAGAACGAAGCAGCCCTGCAAAGTGGAGAAGACCGTCTATTCGCCGCATACAAACTCCATTCTGCGTTTGCCGGATGCAAGACCGAAGATAAAATCTGGATCATTACTGAATGGGACCGCAGTGTGACGACAGTGTTGTTTCCGAGTGAATATTGAGGAGAGATAACCGATGCTGGAAATTGAAAATGTTCAAACTCCGTCACCGGAGCAGTGGATGTCAATAATTCGCGGCATGCGGAATCCGATGAATAGCTGGGATAAAGCCGATTCGTATCAAGAAAATTATTCGGACGGGTCCTCGGCATTTGTCGCTGGAGAGAAAGACCTAAAACTTATGTCCAAGTTAGCAAAAGAGAGCAGCCCGAACCGGAAATTCCTTCGCATGATCGTGGTCTATCTGGACATCACTGCTCCGCTGTACTGGTGGAAAGAATTTGATACCTATAAAGTCGGTACGGTCGCCAACTCCTGCTCTACTATGCACAAGATTCAGGATAAGGAGTTCACGCTGGATGACTTCTCGCATGAGCACATCATATCTGATTGGATTGATGGTAACGTCGAGGCGTTTGTCGAGTTTGACAACGGTATTCAAAAGACATTCATCTCACCGAAAGATATTTTTAATACCGTAATAGATGCGTTAAATGCTTCACGTGATGCATTTCTAAAAAGCGGTGACAAACGCTTCTGGTGGCAAATGATTCAGTTGCTTCCATCCAGCTATAACCAACGCAGAACAGTGATGCTGAATTACGAAGTGCTCGCCGGACTGTACCCGGAGCGGAAGAATCACAAGTTGGACGAGTGGCGGGATTTCTGCGGCTGGATTGAACAACTTCCGTACCATGAACTGATTACTGTTGGTAAGGAGTAAAGAAGCATGAGAACTATTTGGAAATTTCCTCTGAAAATTATCGAAACACAAGTGATTACAATGCCCGGGATATTCTTGAAGGGAGATCGTGACGTAATTACAAAAGGCAATGTCCTAAAAGTCGGGGTGATGAACAATGAGGCTTTTATATGGGCAATGGTTGATAATAATGCTCCACAAGTAATAAGAATGATTCACATGATCTGGACTGGGGAGCCGTGCGATTGTTTGTACGAAGATTATGTTGGAACTATTGTTTATGACGGTCTTGTCTATCATGTGTTTGCGGAGTAATCACCAAGAAAGTGGGCAGCCGGTGTGTGCACAGCAGATGACCTGTTTTTAATCGTTACGCCTGACGATATCGTGTTTGTTCCAGACGAATCAACGCAGTGTGGGTGTCTTGTGTTGTATACGCATGTTTTGGACAATCATTTACGGTGATTAACTTAAAGGAGGTCGCGTCTTAATGTGCAGATGCCGAAAATGTAATGGAATCATGCAATTTCATTATACGGATTATGGCGGCTATTGGCGATGTACGTCATGTGGCCGCCGTTCTGTTTTGACCGCCACTGATGACAAGGAGGAACTGGAGTAATGAAAATCGATAACCAACTCAAACCGGAATGTGATGGGTGCCTAAACTTTGAACTGGATGCTAATGCAGAAACGGAAAACTACTTTTTCGGCGATGGTCGTTATCCGGATCAGCACATCACTATTAACTGCAAGAAACGAGTGCTATGCGATCATTTGTGCAGGTATTTAGGGAAAGTCAGCAACGGAAAGGAGTAAACAAAACGATGCATGTAAAAGACGAGTATTCTGGACTCAAAATTATTGCGGTAGATTTTGATGGGACCTTGTGCGAGAACCAATGGCCTGAGATTGGGCCTCCGAATGACGAAGTGATTCGCTATATTTTGGAAGAGCAGAAACTTGGTGCCAAACTGATCTTATGGACCAACCGTTCAAGTGTTGAGTTGCTGGCTGCCCGTCGATGGAGTGAAGAACACGGCATCGTGTTTGACGCGGTGAACGAAAACCTTCCGGAAATCATTGAGGCGTTTGGAGGACGGGACACCCGAAAAGTTTATGCTGATGAATATATTGACGACCGAGCGAATACCAGGTTTAACCTTCCATACATATCTTCCGAAACCAGGCAAAACAGATTTGTGTACACCCTTGGTTCGTGGTTAAATGAATTTTCCAAAGGAGCCGCATCGGGTGTTGACTATGGAAAAAAGGAGTGACATACATGAACGACAATGCCAAGTGCCGGATTGAAAAAGGCGCCAGTATGGTTTACACCTGCCATGGAATTTATGCCATCATTTCATCTACCGGTAATACTCTTTTCGAGGGGCCGTTTGACGAATGTATGGACGAATACGAACGTCTCTGCGGAACGGATCTAGATATTTCCTGATTGACAGACAAACCAAATAACATTATAGGAGGAGCTCAACGTGTCTAAACAATCAAGTGCCTGTAAATCCTGTGGATTACGATGCAAAAATGGGAACTGTCTTCCTCTGGATACGCCCTGTAAATCGGTAGCAAACAGCCTATGCAATCCGATGAAGACCGCTTTCGAAATCGGGCAAGCAACGGAAAGCCCGGAGAATCGCAGTTAGTTGGAGGTCAACGGTCTGTGCCCCTTCTGTTTGAGCAAACCGAAAGTTAAAAAGCCCGGTTGCAATTGTCGGGTATATTCTGAAAACATGCGGGATCTTTGTACCAGTTGTTCTTTAAGCATTACGGGAGCCTTGCACAAAGGCTCCTCGTTTTTCAAAATTTCCAGCAAGAGAGGAATCAGTAAAACATGAATGACACGGAATTCGGACAAAAAGTCAGAAAAATTTTTGATACGATCACACTGCAGCAGGCGACTGACTGCGAATTGAAACGCGACAACGCCAATATCAACGGTGATACCCCCATGGGGGCCATGCTTCAATACGGGTCTAACGCCGCCAAGGAATATTATCTGGATACGATGGTCGATCCGGATATCGCAGACTTGCATCGGAAAGGGTACATCCATATTCATGATCTGGATTTCTATGGATGGACTACCACATGCACCCAGATTGAGCTCAGGAAGCTGTTTAAGGGCGGCTTCAACACCGGACATGGACATCTGCGGGAACCTAAGTCCATCGGCTCCTATGCTGCGCTGGCGGCGATTGCGATACAGTCCAACCAGAACGATCAGCATGGCGGGCAGTCGGTCACGGACTTTGATTATGCAATGGCCGACGGCGTTCGGATGACCTACCAGAAATATCTGGAAGAAGCGTTTGAAATTGCGTCACACTTCGGTGAAAATGACATTGCCTGGCGGGAAGAATACGCGATGAAAAAAACTGAACGAGACACGTATCAGGCGATGGAAGGGTTGATCCATAACCTGAACACCATGCATTCCCGCGCCGGAGCGCAGGTACCGTTTAGCTCCCTTAATTACGGCATGGACACTTCCTGGGAAGGGCGAATGGCGATACAGCAGCTTTTGCTGGCTACGGAAGCAGGCCTTGGGGACGGAGAGACCCCTATATTCCCGATTCAGATTTTCCGAGTAAAGGAAGGCGTAAATTACAACCCGGACGACCCGAATTACGACCTGTTCCGGCTGGCCATACGGGTAAGCGCCAAACGACTGTTCCCGAACTTCTCCTTTCTGGATGCGCCATTCAACCTACAGTATTACGATCCTAAAAACCCTGGCACACAGGTTGCATATATGGGCTGTCGTACACGGGTGATCGGGAATGTATACGACCCAAGCAGGCAGGTAAGCCCCGGAAGAGGAAATCTGAGTTTCACCACCATCAACCTTCCCAGAATTGCCCTCGAGTCTGAACTTGTATCACCCTCCGATCAGTCGAGAAGAATTGAATGCTTCTTCATGAAAATGGAAGAGATACTTGAAAGTACTATGCATCAGCTTCTTGATCGCCTCCGTATACAGCAGAAACGAAAAGTCCGCAATTTCCCGTTCCTGATGGGTGAAGGGGTTTGGATAGATAGTGACAAGCTTGACCCGGATGATGCGGTTGGTGACGTCCTTAAACATGGTACTCTTTCCATCGGATTTATCGGCCTGGCGGAGACACTGAAAGCCCTGATCGGCGTCCATCATGGGGAAAGTGAGGAAGCGCAGAAACTGGGTCTGCGGATTGTACGGTATATCCGCAATTTCTGTGATATTCAGAGCAGCACCTATCATTTAAACGTAACCTGCCTTGCCACACCTGCCGAAGGCTTGTCCGGACGGTTCGTACGGTTGGATCAGGAACGATACGGAAAGATTGCCGGGGTAACTGACCGAGATTACTACACCAACTCATTCCATATTCCGGTGTATTACCAGATCTCTGCCTTTGACAAGATCAAACTGGAAGCACCTTATCACGCGCTGACAAATGCCGGGCATATTTCGTATGTAGAAATGGACGGTGATCCCAGCAAGAATCTGCAGGCGTTTGAATCCATTATCCGCTGTATGAAAGAAAACGGCATCGGATACGGATCCATCAACCATCCGGTGGATCGGGACCCGGTATGCGGATACAACGGCATCATTGGTGACACCTGTCCAAAATGCGGAAGAAGCGAGGAAATAGACGGACATATGGATAAGGTTCCGTTCGAACGGATTCGCAGGATTACCGGGTATTTGGTAGGGTCTTTGGACAAATGGAACAACGCCAAACGGGCGGAAGAACGTGATCGGGTGAGTCACAATTTGCCTAATTAATTGCCCACTTTTGAACTCCAAAACTGGGCGCTGCCCACTTTTATCTGGCCATATTCTGAATCAGCGAGAAAAAACAACGCAAATCGCCGGAAAACGCCCAGAAAAAGTGGGCAGTTGCCCACTTTTAAAAGCAAAAGTGGGCAGAAGAAAACCCTTATAAATCAACGGTTTGCGGACTTTCTGCCCACTTACCCACTTTTATTTATAAGTAGACGCGAAGAAAAAAGTAATAATATATATAAAGTGTAAAATAAAAGTGGGCAACTGGGCAGAAGCAATCTGAATAAACGGAAAGGAGGACAATCGGCGTCGAATTCAATTTTCAAACCCTCGTAAAATGACAGTTGAAAAATGGAATATTTTCCAGTATACTGCATCGGGAAGTAAGGAGGTGGCAATCATGGAACCAAACAATAAAAAAACCGACGACGAGTACAACACAATCTTTCATGATCGGGAACCCAAACCCAAAAACGACATGTCCCATATGTACGACGGTATGAGCCGAAAGAAGAAACCAAAATGTTGCGAGGCCTGTGGCGGCCCCTACCCGATGTGTAAAGACGGATGCTCACTGTTTGACGACTAATAAGGGGGTGACGTGTCAAACTACAAACGTATAGAACAACCCGGACAAAAATAAGGATGATTGTGAGAGGTGCGTATGAAAAGAATTGGGTCGGTACTGTTAATAATGATCCTGGTAAGCGGTATATTCTGCGGGGCTGCTTTTGCCGATGATAAAAAAGGCAAGGAAGTTACTTTTCTGGACATTCCGTGGGAGTCCAGCATAGAGGACACCGTGGCACTGTTAAAAGATAAAGGTGTAATTGTCGATATTGCACAAAAGTGTATTCCGACTGAAAATTGGTTAATTGACGGCAGTCAGAATGGGAATTTGCTAAATTCCAAATGCGCCATTATGTGGTCTACTGAATATTCAGCGGTGTTGCAGAGCGCAGATTTTTATAAAGATGTTGAACTGACTGACTATGAAATCGGTGGATATGTGATATCAAATATGGAACTATTGTTTATGAACGATGGCGATAACTCCAAGTTGATTAGTGTTTGCGTGTATTTAGAAACGCCTTCCGGATATGACGCAACCAAAGATGTCTTCCCCAATATAAAAGAAAAGTTGGAATCGGTTTATGGAAAGTTAAAAAAAGTGAGCTGTTTCGGCTATAGGGGTTACAGCTATAAAGGTAACAATAATGCTGGTGTGTGCCTAATGAATTTAGCAGATAATGGCGGATGGATCACATTGGTGTATGGAAGAACGGATGCCGTTGATTTATTGAAAGAGGCTATGAAGTCAGTGCGCGACTCCAATCCCGATCTGTCAACAACAAACACCAACGGATTATAAACCGATGCGTTAGGTTTATCTGCAAAGCCTGTGCTAAATAAGCATAGGCTTTTTTATTTCGCGAAAATTTCATGCCCTTTTATGAGAGAGAGGGAACTCATGCACCGAGCATGTACCTTCTCTTTTTATTTTGTGTTTAAAAAATCAATGCAAGCGGAAAGGAGTGGTTTTATGGCGGTATCCAAACCTGAAAGAGAGTTTCAGGCACAGTTGATCCGGGACGTGAAGAGTCGATTCTCAGGATGCATGGTTATGAAACTGGACTCCGGCTATATTCAAGGCATTCCAGATCTTTTGGTTTTATACCATGACAAATGGGCGACGCTCGAATGCAAAAAACAACTGACGGCAAAACGGCAGCCGAATCAGGAGCATTATGTGGAGCTCATGGACCGTATGTCTTTTTCCAGATTTATATCACCGGGGAATAAGGAGGAAGTGCTGGATGAACTTCAACAAGCATTTGGATCTGGTCGGTGAGCACGCGTTCCTCGGGGCGAGCAAGTACCATTGGATCAACTACGACGATGAGAAAATTGCGGAAAGTTATGCTAATTTTCTTGCCGCGCAAAAAGGGACGACGCTGCACGAGTTTGCCTGCCAGTGTATTCTGCTTGGGCAAAAACTTCCGAAATCGCAAAAAACATTGAACCTCTACGTGAACGACGCAATCGGATACCGGATGACCCCGGAACAGGTGCTGTACTATTCCGACAATTGTTTCGGTACGGCGGACACAATCTCTTTCCGGAACGGGCTGCTCAGGATCCACGACCTGAAAACCGGAGTAACCGCGGCGCACATGGAGCAGCTGATGATTTACGCGGCGCTGTTCTGCCTGGAATACAAGGTGAAACCAGCGGAAATCGGCATCGAACTTCGGCTGTATCAATCGGATGAGGTTCTTTGCCATAATCTGGAATCGGAGGAACTGATTCCTATTATTGATAAAATTGTTACTTTCAATAAGATCATTAACCGTATCAAAGAACAGGAGGAGCAGGCATGAATTGTGTGACAGAAGACATTCTGATGCATTATGGGATGCCCCGACGGAGTGGACGCTACCCCTGGGGATCGGGGGATGAACCGTATCAGCGAAACAAAGATTTTATCGGTCGTGTGCAGGAACTTCGCAAGTCCGGAATGACTGAAAACGAAATTGCGCTTGCCGTGGGATGCAAGAACACCAGCGATTTGCGTGTCCGCTACTCTATTGCCACAAATGAACGCCGTTCCTATGATGTGGCCAAGGCTAAATCCATGGTGGGGGATGGGTACACGCATGCTGAAATCGCCAAAGCGGCTGGAGAAAACGAATCAACCATTCGGTCCTGGTTAAATGCCGATTCAGAAATGCGCATGAGCCAGGCACAGGGCACAGCAAAGATATTGAAAAAATTGGTTGACGATAAAGGCATGATCGATGTCGGGGTCGGGGTCGAAAAGGAATTAAATATCTCAAGAGAAAAGCTGACGCAGGCTCTACGCCTGTTGGAAGATGAGGGATATCTGGTATATGGCGGCGGCGTTCCGCAAGTTACCAACCCTGGTCGACAAACAAACATCAAAGTGCTTTGTCCACCGGGAACCGAGCACAAAGAAATTTATAATTTCGACAACGTCAATTCGGTACGGGATTATCGGATTCGTCAGGATGCCGACGGCAATGATATTTTGACGCCGGCTTTTGTTTACCCAAAATCGATGGACTCTTCCAGGATGCAGGTTCGGTATGCGGAAGAAGGCGGTCAGGCAAAAGACGGAGTCGTTGAAATTCGTCGCGGAGTGGAAGATCTTTCTCTTGGCGAAAGCCATTACGCGCAGGTTCGGATTCTGGTGGACAACGACCATTTCATTAAGGGAATGGCTCTGTACTCCGATGACCTGCCGGATGGCGTGGATGTTGTGTTCAATACCAACAAACCGCAAGGGACGCCGCTTGAAAAGGTGTTGAAGCCCATCAAAGACGATCCCGACAATCCGTTTGGAGCCCTGATCAAGGAAAACGGAGGGCAGAGCTATTATCCCGACGAAAACGGAGAAATGCAGCTGTCCCTTATTAACAAACGATCGGAAGAGGGCGATTGGAAGGAATGGAGCGACAGCTTGCCATCTCAGTTTCTTTCTAAACAAAAGCTGAGTCTGATCAACAAGCAGTTGAACCTGTCCGTGGCGGACAAACAGGCGGAATTTGAAGAAATTTGCGCGCTGACAAACCCGACGGTAAAGAAGGAGCTTTTGGAAACCTTCGCCAACGATTGTGATTCGACAGCCGTACACTTGGATGCCGCAGCCTTGCCCAGGCAGAAGTATCAGGTGATACTTCCAATTCCGAGCATGAAGGACAATGAAATTTATGCGCCTAACTATGATGACGGTGATACGGTTGCCCTGATTCGGTATCCGCATGGCGGAACCTTTGAAATCCCGATTCTGACCGTAAACAACAAACAGGCAGATGCACAACGGATTCTGGGCGCTACGCCAAGCGACGTGGTGGGTATCAACAGTACCGTAGCAGAACGATTGTCCGGTGCGGACTTTGATGGGGACACGGTTATGGTGATCCCGTGCAATTCAGAACGCACCACTGTCAAAATTACATCTACGCCGCGATTGGAAGGGTTGGTCGGATTTGATCCAAAGACGGAGTATGGCACGACTCCAAAAGTGGATGCGCAAGGTATCACCCACTATTATCGCGGCGATAAAGAGATCAAGGTGATGTCCAATACTCCAAATGAAATGGGTCGGATATCTAACCTGATCACCGACATGACTCTGGTTGGCGCGCCGCCGCAGGATCTGGCCAAAGCCGTGCGCCACAGCATGGTCGTAATCGATGCTGAAAAACACAAGCTTGATTACAAGCAAAGCGAAATCGACAACGATATCGCTGCCTTGAAAGCGAAGTATCAGGGCCGGTTTGATGAAGACGGCAAGTATCACGAAGGGGCGTCGACCTTGATTTCCCGGGCCAAGCATGAAGTGGAAGTTCCCAAAAGAAAGGGGAGCCCCATCATTGACCCGGAAACAGGCGAAGTATCTTATAAAGAAGTCGAGGAGTCGTATCGGGTTTATAAGAAAGTGAAGGATCCGGTTACGGGAAAGGCAGTCGTGAACCCTGATACCGGAAAGCCTTTGCGGATTGACACGGGAAAGGACAAGGTACGGACTGATTCTGACTATTTGATGGCAGTCACTAAGGATGCGCGTGACCTGTTATCCCCCTACAGGACCCCCCAGGAAGAAGCATACGCCGACTATGCGAACAAGATGAAATCTCTGGCCAACGAAGCTCGCAAAGAGATGCTTCGCACTGGAAACATCGAGTATCATGCTTCTGCTAAGGAAGCCTATAAGCCGGAAGTGGACTCTCTTACTGCACAACTCAATATTGCGTTAATGAACGCGCCCCGAGAACGGAAGGCGCAACTCGCCGCAAACAGCGTTCTTGCCGCAAAAAAGGCTCGCAATCCAGATATGACGCCAAAAGAAATTAAGAAAGCCGGACAGCAAGCGTTAACAGCGGCTAGGATCCGTTTTGGTGCAAAACGTACTCCTATTTGTATTACTGATCGGGAATGGGATGCCATACAATCAGGAGCTATCAGTGAGAACATACTTTCCCGTATCATTAAGAATACAGATATTGATGAACTTCGGCAAAGAGCGACACCTAAGACGTATAACACGATAGGACCCGCCAAACAGGCAAAGATCAAAGCTATGAAGATCTCTGGCTGCACCACTGCAGAGATCGCAAAGGCTATAGGCTGTTCTTCGTCCACTGTTCTAAACTACATCAATGGAAAGGAGTGAATTAGATGACCGGCCAGGACGTCGCACTGACTACAATCGACAATCCATTCGATCCGTTCAAACAATTCATTCCTTGGTTTATGTTTGATACGGAAAAAGGGTACAATTCTTGTTCATACTTGGGCCGCATTGCTCGTACTTCTGACCAATTATCGGATGAAGAGAATGGTCAAGAGATTGAGCGTGCTGTTGATGAGATTATTAGGTATGATTTCAGAAACATCTATAAGAAAGTGGCTAGAAAGGTAGAGCAACAAGCTTAACGGCACATATAAATAGCTTTATAAGACAGGAGGGGGGGGGGTCGCCAAAAAAGCACCCCCTACTGTCATCGCATGTGTCCCTGGAAATTCTCCGGGGGGAGTTTTTTAAGATGGGGCTTAGCGTTCACCGGTTCTGAAAAGAGCCAGCAGATTTCATTTATGATGGACTTACTCTTTTCTCTTTTCGGTGAGCCGTCGATTTCTGCTGGTTTTTTTCAGAACCGGTGAACGTTGCTCCAAATGATTTCTGGCAAAAGGAGGCAACATGAAGAACAGAAAATCGCTTACATCTTCCGGGTCTTGTAAAAAAATTAGACCGGCGTTGTCTCCGGAAGCTCGGGAGAACCAATTGATAGCGCTGGCAGTCGACCTCGTGGAAAAGCGATTGCTTGAGGGAACCGCGTCTTCGCAGGAGACAACACACTTTTTAAAACTCGGGTCTACGACGGCCCGACTTGAAAAGGGTATTCTGGAAAAACAAAAGGAACTGATTGAAGCAAAGACACAATCTCTTCATGCCTTGCAGGAAACGAAAGAGATGTATAACAACGCGCTGAAAGCTATGCGAGTATACAGCGGTCACGGGGATGACGACAGTATAAGCAACGAACAGCATGAGTGATGAACAGTATAAGCGACAAACAGCATGCGTGAAGAACAGAGTTGATGCTTTTTCAGTTCTATCAAAAGGAGGACAAATAATATTGCATACAATGCCTGCCCATGGATTGGGTTTCGCTATTCCGTCTGAGAATGAGGATTGGAAGGCGACAGCGCTTACTTTGCGGAAGAGCCATCGCAGCGTAAAGTATATTTCAGACAGAATCCATGTCAGCGAGGATGCCATTCGTAAATTTTTTATTAAGGAAAAAGCAAAAGGCAAAGCGAAGAAAGATACAAAAGACAGTTTCCAAGTGTATGAGAACTTGAGACCGAATCTTTACAAACCGGTTTGGGGCGGGAACCAAGTGTTAACCATCGCTTTGATGGGAGACACGCAGATTAATTCAAAGTACACACAGTTGACGTACCTGCATCAATTTTACGATGTGTGTTACGCTCGCGGAGTTCACGACGTTTACCACACAGGGGATATCGACGAAGGTGAGAAAATGCGCCCTGGACATCAGTATGAGTGCTACAATCAGGGAGTAGACGACCACGTGGACGAAATTGTGAGAGTATACCCAAAACGTGAGGGCATCCAAACACATTTTATTACTGGGAACCATGACGCGAGTATTTACAAACTTTGCGGACTGGATTTAGGTGAATTGATCGCTCAAAAGCGAGAAGACATGCATTATCTTGGTCGGGACTGTGCAAGAATTAACCTGACGCCAAACTGTGTTTTGGAATTGCGCCACCCATGGGACGGGACAGCCTATGCATTGTCCTACAAACCTCAAAAAATGATCGCCGCTATGGAATCGGACAGTAAGCCTAACATCCTTGCTATCGGGCACTATCATAAGGTAGAGTATTTATTTCGTCGGAACGTTCATGCTTTGCAAACTGGATGTTTCCAATCACAGACTCCGTTTACGAGAGGTAGGGGAATCGAAACTGATATGGGCGGATGGATCGTGACAATAGAGGTGGATGCTGACGGGCACATTCAGCGATTCATTCCCGAACTGATTCCATTCTATAAGGGGATCGCCGACGATTATAAAAACTGGGATGACGACCGCGATGAAAGTAAGAAGTTATTCTGAACTTATTACCATTGATGATTTTAAGAACCGATTTGAATACCTTCGACTAAACGGATCCGTCGGAATAGATACTTTCGGATTTGATCGATACTTAAATCAGCGTTTTTATCATTCAACTGAATGGAATACGATACGGGATAAAGTGATCGTCCGGGATTGCGGATGCGATCTTGGTATAGACGGCCGAGAGATTTTCGGCCGTATTTATATTCACCACATGAACCCGGTTTTGGTCGAGAATCTTTTAAACGGTATGGACGCCGATTTGCTGAACCCGGAATATCTGATCTGTACCACGCACAACACACACAACGCAATTCGCTATGGGGACGAGCATCTCCTGATGGAAGAATTTATTGAACGAAAGCCGAATGATACCTGCCTGTGGAGAGAGGGGGATCCGAATGCAAAGCATATTATCGTCGATCAAGAAATTGATTGGTATCGGGGAAGAAGACGAAAGTTTTGATGCCGATATCATTATGGCAATCAACACGGCACTGGCCGGACTTATCCAGATGGGGGTCGGCCCCCCTGAAGGTTATGCAATTCAAGACAAGACGGCAACCTGGGAGAACTTTTTGGGGACCGGATCCAATCTGGAAAACGTAAAATCCTACGTATATTTGAAAACCCGTTTGCTGTTTGATCCGCCTACGAGTTCTGCTTTACTGGACAGCCTCAACAATGTTCTTGGCGAACTGGAGTTCCGCATCTATGTGCAGGCCGACAACAGAACTATATGAGAAAAAAGTAAAGAAAGGAGGTAACAGCAATGGACGACATTATTCAGCATCATGGAATTCTTGGAATGAAATGGGGCGTGCGCCGAACCGACGCACAACTTGGACGAGCATCCGGCAACGAGAAGGATGGCGAATCGGGTCAGTCTGAGAAAAAAGTAAAACCGGCTGATATGACAGATGCCGAATTGCGAAATAAGGTAAATCGCCTTATGCTTGAAAAACAGTATAAGGATTTGGATGCGTCGCTTAATCCCAAAAAAGTGTCGGTTGTTAAGAAGCTTGTGTCTGAAGCCTTGCAGAATTTTGGGCGGCAGGCGCTTGCCGTCGGTGTTGACAAACTGGTAAAAGCGATAATCAACAAACCAGAAGGGGAGCTCACCCTTGACGATTTGGAAAAGATGGACATGGATAAAATCAAGAAACTGAGTCCGTCTAAGATTAAGAAAGCTTCGGAAACATACGGGTCAGTTGTCAGTATTTCGAAATTGCGTGAAAAAATGCGGGATCCGGATGCGTCCGTTTAATTGCTGAAGTAAAAAATGGCACTATCCAATACTGCCGTACCAAAGTATTACGGACTATTCCGTGATGCCGTGATTCGCGGCGAAATCCCAATTTGCAAAGAAATCGCCATGGAGATGGGGCGAATTGATGATCTGATTGCCAATCCCGGAGTCTACTACGACAGCGAAGCGATCAACGGTTTCATTGCTTATTGCGAGAATGAGTTGACCCTTACAGACGGAAGCGATTTGAAGCTTCTGGACACTTTCAAACTGTGGGCGGAGCAGATCTTCGGATGGTATTACTTTGTTGAACGCAGTGTATATGTGCCTAACCAAAACGGACCAGGCGGACACTACGTGAAGAAAAGCGAAAAACGAAGACTAGTCAACAAACAGTATTTGATCGTGGCCCGAGGCGCCGCCAAATCGATGTACGGAAGCTGCATCCAAAGTTACTTCCTGAACGTGGATACGACGACCACTCACCAGATCACGACCGCGCCGACCATGAAGCTGGCAGAAGAAGTGCTGTCACCGATACGCACCTCCATTATCCGATCCAGGGGTCCGCTGTTCAAATTTCTGACAAACGGATCTTTACAGAATACGACCGGATCCAAGGCAAACCGGATGAAATTAGCATCGACAAAGAAAGGGATTGAGAATTTCCTGACCGGATCGTTGCTGGAAATTCGGCCCATGTCCATCAACAAACTGCAGGGGTTGAAAAATAAGATTTCAACGGTTGACGAGTGGCTGTCCGGAGATACAAGAGAAGATGTGGTTGGCGCGCTGGAACAAGGCGCATCCAAAGTGGAAGACTACCTGATCGTAGCGATGAGTTCTGAAGGAACCGTTCGAAACGGGAGCGGCGACACCATCAAAATGGAACTAATGGACATCCTGAAAGGGGAATACATCAACCCGCACGTTTCGATATGGTACTACAAGCTGGATTCTATCGACGAGGTAGGCAACCCTGACATGTGGCTGAAGGCAAACCCGAACCTCGGAAAGACAGTAAGTTACGAAACTTACAGCCTGGATGTGGAGAGAGCCGAGAAAGCGCCTGCGGCCAGAAACGATATTCTGGCAAAACGCTTCGGTATCCCAATGGAAGGTTACACTTATTATTTCACCTATGAAGAAACGCTGCCCCAAAAGAAACGAAGTTTTTGGCAAATGCCATGTTCTCTTGGCGGGGATCTTTCGCTTGGTGACGATTTCTGCGCGTTTACGTTTCTGTTTCCGCTGGCAAACGGAACCTTCGGGGTGAAGACCCGCGACTATATCACGTCTTTAACATTACAAAAGCTTCCGGCGGCAATGCGGAACAAGTATAACGAATTCATAGATGAGGGAAGCCTTATCGTCATGGACGGAACGGTTCTGGACATGATGGATGTTTATGAAGATCTGGATAATCACATCACCGAATGCGGCTATGACGTGCGTTGTTTCGGATACGACCCATTTAATGCCAAGGATTTTGTCGCCAGGTGGGAATCTGAAAACGGACCGTTTGGCATCGAAAAAGTAATACAAGGAATTAAAACCGAGTCCGTTCCGCTTGGAGAGTTAAAGAAACTTTCCGGGGAACGGATGTTGCTTTTTGATGAGGCTTTGATGAGTTTTGCTATGGGAAATTGCATTACCCTGGAAGATACAAACGGGAATCGCAAACTTCTAAAGAAGCGGTGCGACCAGAAGATTGATGCCGTTGCCGCGTTACTGGACGCATATGTCGCATACAAAATAAATCGCGAATCATTTGACTAATGTTTGCGTAAATTAAGGAGGAACTCTGCAATGAAAGCAATGCTGAGCCAACCAATGGGCGGAAAAACAGAGGAAGAGATTGTATCGACCCGGGATCGGGCGATTTCTTTTCTGAAGGAAAAGGGATATGAGGTTGTAAACACTTTGTTCACGGACGAGTGGTATAGCCGCCAGGCTATGAATGACCGTGGCGTGGTACAGATTCCGCTCTGTTTTTTAGCCAAATCACTGGAAAACATGAGCCTTTGTCATGTTGTTTACTTCTGCAAAGGGTGGGAAAACGCCAGAGGCTGCCTGATTGAGCACGAAGCCGCGAAGGCTTACGGGCTTGAGGTTGTCTATGAGCAGTAAGGGGGATCATTCAAAATGGGGTTGATCGATAGGCTGAAACAGGCCTGGAATGTATTCAATAATAAGGATCCTACCCTGCAATACCAGGAAATTGGCGCCAGTTATTCGCGACGACCTGATCGGGTTCGATTCAGCCGCGGAAATGAACGGTCTATTGTTACTTCCGTATATAACCGGATTGCATTAGATTGTGCGTCTATTGACATTAAACACGTGAAACTGGATGAGAACGATCGATATTTATCGGAAGTGGACAGTGGATTAAACCGATGTTTGAGTTTGGAAGCGAATCTTGACCAGACTGGACGGGCTTTTAAGCAAGATGTTTACATGTCGATGCTTGACGAAGGATGCCTGGCCATTATCCCGACAGATGTCGCCATTAACCCGTCTACCGGAGGATTTGACATCGAAAAAATACGGGTAGGGCAAATTCTGGAGTGGTATCCTGCTCACGTCCGTGTACGTGTATATAACGAACAGACCGGCCGCAAAGAAGATATCACCGTAGCCAAAAGCGCGGTATCGATTATCGAAAATCCATTATATGCGGTGATCAACGAGCCAAACTCCACCATGCAGCGGTTGATACGAAAACTGAACTTGTTGGACGCGGTAGACGAGCAATCCAGTTCCGGGAAACTGGACCTGATTATTCAGTTACCCTACATTATCAAGACCCCCGCCCGGCAGCAGCAGGCTGAAAACAGGCGGAAAAGCATCGAAGACCAACTGTCCGGATCAAAGTATGGAATCGCGTATACCGATGGAACAGAACGCATTACGCAGTTGAATCGCCCGGTCGAGAACACCCTGATGAAACAGATTGAATACCTGACGAGTATGCTATATAGCCAGTTAGGAATCACTCAAAGCATTCTGGACGGATCGGCCGACGAGAAGACAATGCTGAATTACTACAGTCGGACCATTGAACCGCTTGTTTCCGCACCGGTGGACGAAATGAAACGGAAATTTTTGACAAGAAAAGCACTTACTGATCGGGAATCTGTGGTGTTCTTCCGCGATCCGTTCAAACTTGTCCCGGTCAATGACATTGCCGAGATTGCCGATAAGTTTACCCGCAACGAAATTATGACGTCCAACGAATTGCGGCAGATTGTAGGCATGAAGCCTTCGAAAGACCCGAACGCGGATGTGCTTCGCAACAAGAATTTGAGCGAACCGGCCGGTGGGGAATCAACTGGAACAGATACGCCGGAACCCAAAGACACCGAACCATCAAAGGAGGAAAAAATTCAAAATGAACAATGAACCATTCGATTTCAGCGGATGGGCGACCCGTGCAAATCTGAAATGCTCTGACGGGAGAACCATCCTTAAAGACGCATTCAAGATCAATGACGGGCAGACGGTCCCGTTGGTGTGGGACCACATTCACAACCAACCGGATGCAGTGCTTGGCCACGCGGTTTTGGAAAACAGGGAGGAAGGTGTTTACGCCTATTGCTCGTTTAACGACACTGAAAACGGAAAACTTGCCAAGACGTTGGTGACGCATGGTGACGTTGCGGCGCTGTCTATTTTTGCCAACCAGTTGAAGCAACGGGGTTCTGACGTGATGCACGGTAATATCCGAGAGGTGAGCCTTGTGCTTGCCGGCGCGAACCCTGGAGCCTCTATCCAGTCGGTCATGAAACACGGCGATGATGGAACCGACACCGAAGACCCCGAACAAGGGGTGATCTATACGGGGGAAACCATCGAATTGGTGCATTCTGGTACAGAAGCAGGCGCCGATACTACAGAAAAACCTGACGATGAAACGGTTGAAGATGTATTTAACAGCATGAGTGACAAGCAGAAAACGGTTGTGTACGCGATAATCGCAAATGCATTGAATACCGATGATTCCGAAAACAAGGAAGACAAGGGCGACAAGGACGATCCCGAAAATAAAAAGGAGGACAAAGTTGTGAAGCACAACGTGTTTGATAAGGATACCGAAAAGACCAAGGAAGAGCTCGAAAAGGACAATGGGGATACGCTTACTCATTCCGAAATGAACGCCATCATTGATGATATGAAGCGTTACGGAGGTTTCCGAGAAAGCTGCAAACAGCATGATGTTAAATACGTTCCGTATCTCGCACATGGCATTGATCAGATTGATTACCTGTTTCCCGATGCGAAAACGACTGGCGCTACTCCCGAATTTATTAAACGCAAAACTGGTTGGGTCAGCAAGGTTATGAACGGGGTGCATCATACGCCGTTCAGCCGTATCAAAAGTATCTTCGCCGATATTACGGATGTTGAAGCTCGCGCCCGCGGTTACGTGAAGGGTAAACTGAAATTGGAGGAAGTCTTTGGTTTGCTGAAACGCACCACGACTCCGACGACCGTTTACAAGAAGCAGAAACTGGACCGCGATGATGTGGTTGATATTGTGGATTTTGACGCCGTATCCTGGGTGAAGAGCGAAATGCGTGAGATGCTGGACGAAGAGCTGGCGACCGCATATCTTATCGGTGATGGCAGGACGTCTGCCAGCGATGACAAGATCAACGAACAGAATATCCGTCCGATCTGGACCGACTCGGAACTGTTCGTAATCAATAAGGTTGTTGACGTTGCCGCAAATGCCACCAATGACCAAAAAGCGCATGATTGCATTCGTGGGGCAATCCAGTCCTATGAAGATTACGAGGGTTCCGGCGAACCGACATTCTTTATGGCCCCTGGTGATCTGACCAACATGCTTCTTATGGAAGATACTACGGGCCGGGTAATCTACGATACCGTTGAAAAACTGCGTACCGCGTTGCAGGTGAAAGAGATTGTGACTGTTCCGGCCATGAAAGGTAAAATCCGTATTGTGGATGGCGAGACCCGCACGTTGGTTGGCATTATCGTGAATCTTGCCGACTACAACGTTGGCGCGGACAAAGGCGGTGCTGTGAATATGTTCGATGACTTTGACATCGACTATAACCAGCAGAAGTATCTGATTGAGACCCGGTGCTCCGGGGCGCTGACCAAGCCGCATTCCGCGATTGTGTTGGAGACAAAGAAACCGGGTACTAATACTTGATAACCGAAGAATAAAATAAGGAGGAAAGAGATTATGCCTACTGTCCCTACTGGTACTGTTTTTAACAATCATAACAACAAAGTTTTCGAATGTGCTGAGGATTTGCACATTAAAGCGAAGCTGGTTTACGTAGGTGCCGATGGAGTTGCTTACAGTGACGAAAAAATGACTATGCCCATCCTCGGTGTTGTTTTGGAGGACATGTTTATGAAGGGGTTATTGGTAGTCGCCGGTTCTGTGATGTATCAACCGGTTGGCTTGTCCATCGATACAGATAACAACGTCACTACGGTTACCTACGTAAAAGCTGATGCCACAACGGCGACAACGGCCGTACTGGCGACGGTTGATTCTGCCGAGAAACTATCTGGGATCTAAGGAGAGGAATAGTTCAAAATGGCAAAGTTTAGCGGTGTCGTAGGGTATGCCGACAAGAAACAAATTTCTCCCGGCGTTTGGAAAGGCGTTGTTGAACGACCCTATTACGGGGATATTATCAAAAACACAAGGCGTCTGGAAAATGGACAGCAGATTAACGACAATGTTGTACTGAATAATCAGGTGAGTATTGTGGCCGACCCTTATGCGAATACACATTTCTTTGCCATTCTGTACGTTCGGTGGCAGGGGACCTGCTGGACAGTCACCAATGTGGAGGTCCAGCGCCCCCGCCTTCTGCTTACGCTAGGGGGCGTGTACAATGGGGAAACGGCTTGACCTGCATAACCTGTTATGCGGTGCTCTCGGAAGCGAAAACGTGTACTATGAACCCCCGGAAAACATTAAGATAGTTTATCCGTGCATCGTATACGAACGGACAAAAATTGATTCCCGGTATGCTGACGGAATACCATACCTGCGAAAAAAAAAGTACACATTGACTGCAATCTACAGGGATCCGGATTCCGAAATTGCAGACCGGTTATCCGAATTGCCGACGTGCATGCACGATCGGTTTTTTAAAACGGATTCCCTGTATCACGACGTATTTACGATCTATTTTTGAAGGAGGACAACTTTATGTTCAAACTGGTTTGGGACGAAACGGGAAAACGGTTTTATGAAGTCGGCGTATCCAAAGGGGTGCTCTACAAGGCAACGGAATCAGATCCGTACGGGCTGGGCGTTGCCTGGAACGGCCTGACCGCGGTGACCGAGTCCCCGGAAGGCGCGGAACTTACGGACCTGTATGCCGACGGTATCAAGTATGCTTCCCTGCGATCTGCGGAGGTCTACAAGATGACAGTGGAAGCGTATACCTATCCGGATGAATTCGCGGAGTGCGACGGCAGTGCGGAGCCGGTTCCGGGTCTGCACGTTGGTCAGCAGAAGAGGCTGCCGTTTGGTCTTTGCTATCGGACGGAAGTCGGCAACGATGTTAACGAAGCGGGCGACGGCGACTACAAACTGCACCTGGTGTACGGGGCCAGCGCTTCGCCTTCCGAGCGTGCGCACAACACGGTAAACGATTCGCCCGATGTGGAGGCAATGTCCTGGGAAGTAAACACCACGCCGATCAACGTAACAGGCCATAAGCCCACGGCGTGCCGGACGATTGAATCGGCTAAAGTGACACCTGCTAAGTTGGCGGCGCTGGAGGCCATTTTGTACGGCACGGAAGCCGCTGAGGCAGTCGGTACTGTCGGCGAGACAGGGTATGTAGCCGCGGTTGCGGAGGTAAAACCCCGCCTACCGCTTCCGGACGAAGTAATTACCCTGATGACTGCCTGAGACAGAATTCGGTAATCGGTTATAGGAGAGTGCCTGTGTTGAAATGGGCGGGAGATGTGGCATTGGCGGGGATGTCACTTAAATATCGGATGTTCCATATTTGAAAGGAGAAAAAAAACGATGCTTAAGAAGACGATCAAATACACAGACTACGACGGTACCGAACGGAACGAGGATTTTTATTTCAACCTGACCAAGGCGGAAGTAATGGAAATGGAAATGGGCACGACCGGCGGCATGCAGAAGATGCTGGAAAAGATTGTGGCCGAACAGGACAGCAAACGGATCATCGAAACGTTCAAGGACATCATCATCCGCAGTTATGGCGTGAAGACGCCCGATGGCAAGCGGTTTATGAAATCCAAGGAACTGGCGGATGCGTTTACGCAGACAGAGGCATACTCCGAACTCTTTATGGAGCTGGCTACCAACGCCGATGCAGCCGCGGCATTCGTTAACGGCATTATTCCGCAGAACCTGGCTGGTGCGGCCGCTGCCACTACCCCTACCCCTACCGGCCCGATTGGTCTGGTTAAGTAAAAAACAGGAAGGAGAGAAGGAGAATGCTTCAGATCACAGTTCCAGCGGTTGAATATTACGACGAAAAAACCAGCACGTTTATCAGTACCCGGGAACAGACATTACAACTGGAGCATTCTCTTGTCTCCATTTCCCGATGGGAATCAAAATGGCATAAACCTTTTTTAAATCCGGAAAACAAAACAGACGAAGAATGCGCGGATTATCTGCGGTGCATGACGATCACCCAGAACGTTGACCCACGTGTGTATAGCAATGTGGCCCCTGAACCTTACCGGCTGGTAGACGCATACATTGATGCTTCAATGACAGCAACCTGGTTCAGTGACCCGCCAAAAGGGGCAAAAAACCACGAAATCATCACGGCAGAGATTATCTATTACTGGATGATTTCACTGAATATCCCCTTTGAATGCCAGAAGTGGCATTTGAATAAGCTGTTAGCATTGATTCGGGTATGCAACAGCAAGAACGCTCCGAAGAAAAAAATGAGCAGGAAAGACATTTACAGCCAGAACCGGGAACTGAATGCTGCCAGAAAAAAACATTTGAATACAAAAGGCTGACCATGGAGCCGGAGGGGAGAGTATCGTGATTCGATTTAAGCATATGGGAAGTTTTAAACATATAGAAAAATTCTTCGCCAAGGCGACCAAAGAAGATTACCTGCAGATGCTGGCAAGATTGGGTCAGGAGGGTGTGAATGCTCTTGCCTCGGCAACACCGACAGATACGGGGAAAACTGCAAATTCCTGGAACTATGAGATCGTGACCGATAACGGCAGGACTTCAATTTTTTGGACAAACTCGAACATAAACGACGGCGTGAACATCGCCGTTATTTTACAATATGGGCACGGAACCGGAACCGGTGGATACGTGCAGGGGATTGATTACATTAACCCGGCCATTCGACCGGTTTTTGATAAGATCGCCCAAGAGGCGTGGAAAGGGGTGACGACTTCGTGAGCAGCGTTGATACCCGGGTTGTTGAGATGCAATTTGACAACCAGCAGTTTGAAAAAGGGGTTCAGACCAGCGTGAAATCACTGGACGACCTGAAAAAAGGACTGGATCTGGAAAAATCGGCCAAAGGCCTTTCCGCCCTCGAAAGCGCAGGAAGGTCGTTTTCCCTTGCCGGGGTCGCCAACAGTGTTTCGACCATTGAAGGCCGGTTTACATCGCTTGGCATCGTCGGAGTGACGGCACTTACAAACATCACAAACTCCGCGATCAATGCCGGAAAGCAGATGCTCAAATCGCTTACGATCGACCCGGTTTCTTCCGGATTCAGCAAATACGAGAAAGAAACCACTTCCGTGCAGGCGATTATGAATGCGACGGGAGAAGGCGTTGATACCGTTGAGGGAAAAATTGAAAAACTCGGATGGTTTACGGACGAAACGAGTTACGATTATTCAACAATGGTTGATACTCTTGGTAAATTTGTTGCCGCAGGATCCGGCCTTGACGAGTCTATTACCGCCATGGAAGGTATTGCGACCGCCGGCGCTTTGGCAGGCGTGTCCATAGACAAGACAAGCATTGCCTATTACAACCTGGCGCAGGCAATGGCTGCCGGAAAAGTATCTGCCCTCGACTGGAGATCAATCGAACAAGCCGGAATGGCAACTAAAAAGTTTAAACAAGATGCGATTGATGCTGCGGTAGCAAGTGGCACGGTTATCGATCTTGGCGATGGAAATTATATTTCTTCTTCAGACAAAGCAACTGCCAACAAGACTAAGAACAAAAGCAAGAGAAATGACCAGATAAAGAAGAAATCGTTCACCGCAGATTCAATGGGCGACCATTTGGAAAGCGGATGGTTCGATAAAAATGTTCTAATGACAACTCTGAATAAATACGGAGAATATGCTGATGCCGTTTACAAAGTTGTTCAAGAACAGAATGTAACCACGCAAGAGGCCATGGACATTGTCGACAAGAATACGGAGCTTTGGGACGATCCTTTTAAAGCGGCACAGGAAGCCAAAACGTTTACCGATGCTGTTAACTCGGTAAAAGATGCGGTAAGCACTGGCTGGAAGGATACGTTTAAGGCTGTATTTGGAAATTACGAGGAAGCAAAGGTTTTATGGACCGATCTTGCCGGATATCTGCTTGATATTTTTGCGGAATCCGGGAATGAACGGAACAAGATGCTGAAAGAGTGGAAGGAACTTGGCGGAAGAAACGATTTAACAGACGCGTTCTATAACATTATGGACTCATTGGAGAACATCATTGCAACTGTTAAAGGGGCCATCTCCGAGATATTTCCGCCAATGACGGCTAATGTTCTGAAAAGCATGACTGCCGGAATTGACGCATTTACCGTAAAGATCAAAGCTTTTACTGAAAATACCGACAAAATGGACAAGGTAAAGAGCATTTTCAAAGGCATTGCCGCTATAGTTGACAATGTCCGTATGGCGATTTCCTGGCTCTGGGACGGTTTTAAAAAACTGATCGGGATTGCGGCGCCCGCCGGAGGTTCTATTTTGGATCTGGCGGCGAAAGTTGGCGATTATCTTGTAGCGTTCCATGATGCGATTAAGACATCCAAAACCTTTCAGGATATTTTAACCACTGTCGGCAAAGTGATCGTTTCGGTTCGCGGGTTTGTGGTGCGCGCTGGGCAAGTGATTGGCAAAGTATTCGGCGATTTGTTTGAAAAACTGAAAAACACCGGGATTTTTAAAAAGATCGGTGACGGGGTAAACACCTTTTTAGGGAAGATTCCGCAGGCGATCGAAACCCTGGAACGATGGGGCAAAGCGGTAGTCGATTACGTTGCAAGCACCGGAATTTTGCAGAAAGCATGGCAGAAGATCAAAGAGTTTGCCGGACCAGCGATTCAGAAGATCAAAGAGTTTGCGAAATGGTTTGGAACGGCATTAAGAGCATTTTTCAGCGCAGATACAAGCGGCATCACTGGATTCTGGGAGAAACTGAAAGCCCGGTTTATGGCAATGGGAACTTCTTTTGCCGGGACATGGACTACCGTAAAAAAGAAAGTGACTGCCGTATGGGAGTCTATTAAAACTTTCTTTGCCAAACTGTTCGGGAAAAACGGGGACGCTGAGAAAGAACTTACAAATCAAAATGGTGTAAAAGTAGGCCTTCCAATCGATACCTCCAACTGGTTCACGATATTACGGGAAAAAGTGGGAACTGTTTGGAGCGGAATCAAGGCCTATCTCAAGAACTTTTTCAGCAAGACAGTTCCCGATTTTTTCACCAAGACCGTTCCGAACCTGATGAAAAGCATTCCGCAGGTGTTCGGCGGTCTTGTGGAGCAACTTAAGACCATTGACTGGGGAGCAGTGTTTAATACTGCAATGACTGTACTTGGTGGTATTGCAGTTTTATCGCTGGTGAAGAGCATCAGCAATATCGGCAAGGGATTTAAAAGCCTCAGTGGCCTTTTTGACAATTTTGGAAAAGGAGCCAAGGCCGCTCAAAAGGGACTTGGAAAGTTTCTTGGCAACTTTGACAAGATCCTGAAGAGTTTTAACACTAAAACCATTGTGCATAAGGATAGTCTGGGCAATAACATACTGAAAATTGCCACGGCAATCGGCATACTGGTTGCAGCGATTATCGTGATTGGGAACACTGAAGACAGCAAGCTGCAAAAAGGGTTGACTGTGCTGGGCATACTGGCCGTCGGTATGGTCGCTTTAGGCGTTGCGTTTAAGAAACTAGGTCCGGAGGACAGTAAAGGGATTTTACAGGCGGCAGCGGCACTTGCACTATTGACAAGACCAGTAATGATTCTCGGTAACATGAAACTGGATAAGCTGATTCTCGGACTAGGTGCAGTCGGATTGCTGTTAACGTTTTTAGTGGCGTTTACACAGCAAGCCAAAGGCCTTGGGAAAAGCACCGGATTCGTCGCGATGGCCGTTGCCCTGAACCTGCTGACTATTCCGATTAAAATTCTTGGCAGCATGGACTTTGACAAACTTGTTCTCGGACTAGGTGCGGTCGGGTTACTGTTGACCATGTTAACAATGTTTACGCAACAAGCCAAAGGCCTCGGGAAGAGCACCGGATTCATCGCGATGGCGGTTGCCCTGAACCTGCTGATTATCCCGATTAAAATTCTTGGCAGCATGGACTTTGACAAACTTGTTCTCGGACTAGGTGCAGTCGGATTGCTGCTAACGTTTTTAGTAGCGTTTACACAGCAAGCCAAAGGTCTTGGCAAAAGCACCGGATTCATCGCGATGGCCGTTGCCCTGAACCTGCTGATTATCCCGATTAAGATTCTTGGCAGCATGGACTTTGACAAACTTGCACTTGGAATGGGAGCAATCGGTGTACTACTGCTTGGTCTAAGCCTATTTTGTAAGAAAACTAAAACACTTGGAAAAAGCACGGGGTTGATTGCTATGGCCGTCGCCCTGAATCTGCTGGTTATTCCGATTAAAACCCTCGGCAAGATGAAACCGACAGATCTGGCTAAAGGCGTTGGGGCAATTTCCGCGCTGCTTGTTATTATGGGCGTGTTCAACAAATTGTCCGGCACCGGAAACCTGCAATCTGCCAGTGCGCAAATCGTAAGTATGATCGGGATCGCCGGAGTCATTGTGATATTTGCGGAATCGCTGACTCTGATTAAAGGCATACCCTGGCAATCGATCGCCGCGTTCAGCGTGGGAATCGTAGCAGTGGTAGGGGCGATGATTGCCTCGGCATTACTGCTAAAGGGCATTGACCCCATGTCAGCAACGAAGGCATCAGCGGCGCTCGCTATCCTCTCGGCAGGACTCGGCGCAGCCATTGAAGTACTGGCAGGATTTGTGGGAAACGCGGCTGAAGGGTTATCCGGAAACGCGACGACAATCGTATCCAATCTACAAATATACAGTAACATGGCGGACAAGGTAAAATACGACGCCATTGGAAAGTCTATTACCGCCATTGAAAACCTAGCTGATATGATGGTAACGGTTGGCAGTAAGAACATCGGGAAGTTTGATGATTTCTCCAGCCAATTGACGTCACTTGGCGCAAGACTTTACCTGTTCAACCTTGGAATTTCTGGAATCGCCGCTGGAGGCGCGGACAACGCCGTCGCCATGGTGGATGACATCGACACCATCGGCAGTAAAATGGTGGAAATGCAGAAAAAGGGGTACGACCTGGACGCTATGGGTTCTGCGATCAGCACCTTCGGCGCAGACATGGAACTCTATGCGACGTCAATGAACGATGCTAACGGGTTGCTGAAAGATGACAAAGGCAAAAAGGTAGCCAGTGCAGACGATCTTACCGGCATGTTCACCGAAATGGCGAAGGTCGATCTTCCGCAGGAAACGATCAACAGGATCGCCAAATACGGCGAAAATAACGGAGCCGGACTTCAAGGGTTTTCAGAAGGGTTAATCCAAATTGGGGACGCGGTTCAGGGGTACGCTGTCAGCATCAAAGACATTTCTTTATTGGACGCTATCAAATCTGACATTGTCCTGGGGATGATTAACAACCTGCAAAACAATCTGCCTACTGTTGGAAATGAATTATTCAGTTGGATCAACGGAAAACAGGAAACACTGGATGATTTTGCCACATCGCTGGTAACCCTCGGAGGAGGACTGACCGGATTAAACGACGGACTTAAAAATTTCGACAATGATACGGCAATCGTGGTAACTGATACATTGGGTAAACTGATCGATGTACAGCAGAAACTTAAAATCCAGAACAGTCTGACAACATTTTTAGGTCCAAAAGGAGATCTCGGTGAGTTCGGAAACACCCTGAATGTGATGGGCGAGGGATTCCGACTTTATGTAGGAAGTTTGGAAGCATTCGCAAAAAACACGGCAACTGTAAATAACGCGACAACTGCATTGCAGAAATTATCTGATGTACAAAACAGCCTTGCCAAATCTGGAGTCGGAGCACAATTAAATGGCGGAAGTCAGGATCTTGGCACATTTGGAGCCCAACTGAAGACACTTGGCGATAATTTTTATCTGTTCAGTGGAGCAATGGCCGGGGTAAAACTGCCGACGAACATGGCTGATATACAGACGGTGATTCAGAGTTTTGCGGACATCGCCGTGCAACTGAAGGATGTACCAAACGTTGGTTCCGGCACATACGACCTAAGTTCTCAGATCGGTTGGTTTGGTGCGCATCTGAAAGATTTTTTCAGTAATGACAAAGGCATTGGGAACGTTACCGTAGACAACCAAAAGGTATTCGACATCATGACAATGGTGGGCAACATCGCCGACATTGCAGTTAAATTGAACGGTATTACAGGCGGGATTGACTTCGACTTTCTGCAATCGGTACTGGACGGCGTCAACACACTGGTTATTCCTTCATTTGTGAGCGCCGGAGGCGATACGGCCAGTGTGTTTGTAGGCGGAATGGCGAATGGAATTCAAAATGGAACCAAAACGATTGCAACCGCGGCCAAAAACCTGGCCACCAACGGATGCGGCAATGCAAGGATGGCCTATCCCAACTGGTACACAACGGGACAATACCTGGCGCAGGGGCTGGGGAACGGCATATCCAGCATGGCGGGGCGTGTTCGAAACGCCGCCGTTAACGTCGCCGCCGGCGCCATACGATCCATCCAAATGACCTGGTCTGTACATTCCCCTTCCAAAGTCGGCAACGACCTGGGGATGTACTTTGACCTGGGTATTGCAGGAGGACTTGACGGTTACTCCAAAGTGGTGACACAAAGCGCAGCCGACGTTGGAAAGAACGCGACCGAATCCGCAAAGGCGATGCTTGGTAGTTTTACGGCGAATACCATCGACGGAATGGACACCGCGCCAACCATCCGCCCAGTTATCGACATGAGCGATGTAACAAACGGCGTGAACACCATTAACGGATTGTTCAATGCCAACCGGTCACTAAACGCTGGGATCTTCACCGGCGCAACCTTTAACCGGAACGCGGCAAAAATCAACATGGACGGGGGGAGACAGACAGGGACTGGCGACAACCGGGACGTGGTGAACGCGATCGGCACCCTTACCGCACGGTTTGATAACCTGAGCGATGCAGTGGCAAATATGAAACTGGTGCTGGATACAGGCACCCTGGTAGGACAAATGGGCGCAAAGATGGATAAACAACTGGGTGTACTGGCCGGAAGACGGGATCGGGGAAATTGACAAGCCCCAAGGGGCACGGTATAATACTGGAAGCGTGACCAAAAGACGGAAAGGCGGAACCGAAATGAAAAAGGTTTTAGCGTTGGTACTTGCATTGACTTTATTTACTGTGCCCCTTTGCACTGCCGCGGCTACCGGAACGGACCTGAGCGGCATGACAAACGAGGAACTGACGGCACTAAAGGAACAACTGGATGCTGAAATGATGAATCGCGGAATGGTGAAGACGGCGGTGTTGCCGATGGGAACATATACGATCGGCGTTGATATATCACAAGGAGATTACATGTTGATAAACGATGTCGATGGTGGCGCCACCTATTGTCAATATGCAAGTAACGAGGATCTCAAGAACGGAATAATAATGGATGCAGAGTGGTTAAAAAATGTAAATACTTCGGCGAGGGTTGTATTGACTGACGGACAAATATTACAGATTACCAATAATACTTTAAGAATAGAACCATTTGACATTCAGTGGCAATAACATCGTACATTGACCATGCAGGAATAAATTCAAAATGGAATGATTGCGTTGGAAAAGGCCCCCTGCTGAAATATGCAGGGGGTTTTTATAAACTTTACTCAAGTATATCGTTAAGAGTGGCGATGGCATTGCCCACCATTTCGATACGTGTACCCCTCACAACCAGACAACCCCATAGTTGTCATCTCCTGTATTTTTCGTGGGGAAACTTGTTGATTATCGTGAAGCTTTACCAGACATCCATTTCCAGGCCATTCAAAAGCCGTAAAAACCGGTTGAGAATTGACAGATTTGGTTGACGCGCACGAACTTGATATTGCGGAAGCTGTTACAGGCATGTTGGGTAGAGGCATTCGCTTGATGCCAAGAGTTGGAGAGGCCGATGTTTCTTTTACAAGCGAGCTAAGGATAAGACTCGCACCGGCTATCAGCAATACTTCAGATGACGTAATGGCTAAAGTATAGAGAACGGGATGCTCGTCTTTAAATTTGCGGATACTATGCTTTTTTTGAGAACAGAGATTCAACGAAAGAGATTGATCCCGATTTTGATTGCCATCTTGGTTGTTTTCCTGCATTCCATTACCTCCCATTTACCATTTTAGTGGACATGATACCACTCCATGACAAATTGTCAATACTTTGGTAAGTATTTAATGCAAAAAGTAAAACCTGTTAGAAAATAAGAGGGGGGGAATGAAGAAGAAAGTTCTGCTGCCGATTTGCCATGAAGATCATATTTGTCCAGCAAATATATTCCTCCTTTTTCCAAACAGTATACAGCGATGGTATAAGAAATACAATACGCGATATACGCAAACACTGTTATGGAAAACAATAATGTTTGGAGGGATTTTTATGGAGACGGAGAATTTGAAGTTTTTAGATTCGCTTACATCGGAACAGGAGGCAACTGTAGAACAAGGGATTGAGAACTTTCTGGCTGACTTTCAGGACGGTTTTGAACTGGGTTTTAAACAGAGTTTAACACGTAATCTGATTGTTGGCGGAGTAGCACTTGTTGTAGGGATTGTTGCTGTGCCGGTTGTCAAATGGACGACCAAAAAAATCAAGAACCGGAAACAGGAAAAGATAGACGAAACAGTATGATTTTCCAGAGTGAAGAGCCTATACAAGGGCTCTTTACTTTTGTACAAAAACAAGGAGGGGGGAGGGGGGATGAGATGTACCATTCGATTACCTTTGGAACCAAGAACACATGGGACGACTGGCATTTGATTCCCACGACAAGACCGGTAGTCAGTCCACCTGGCGTGAAAACAAATTACATGGACGACCCAGCCGGTGACGGGGTCATCGACATGACAACTGCGCTGACCAGCAGACCGATGTACAAAAACAGAATTGGATCCTTTGAATTCTACGTGGAAAATGGATTTAAGGATTGGACCGTTTTGTACAGCGAAATCACAACCTATCTGCAGGGGCAGAAAATGCGGTTGATTTTGGAAGACGACCCTGATTATTACTACGAGGGCCGGTATTCGGTTGGGGTATGGAAATCCGAGGCGGAACGTTCCGGCATCACGATCAATTACGAGGTGGGACCATATAAGAGGGAACTTGCCGGATCTGCAGCCCTGTTATAAGAAGAACTTGAATTAACGAGGAGGAGGGAATGAGATGTACCATTCGATTACCTTTGGGACTAAGAACACATGGAGCGACTGGCATTTGATTCCCACGACGAGACCAGTTGTAAATCCGCCGAACGTAAAAACCCGATATGTGGAAATACCCGGAAGTGACGGAGTTATTGACCTGACAACCGTATTATGCGGAAGGCCATTATATGAGAACCGAACCGGAACCTTTGAATTCTACGTGGAAAACGGATTTAAGGACTGGACCGTTTTATACAGCGAAATTGCAACCTATCTGCAGGGGCAGAAAATACGGATGGCTCTGGAAGACGACAGTACCTATTACTATGAGGGACGTTTTTCTGTGAATGACTGGAAATCCAACGCGCAACGGTCCAGCATTGTGATCGATTACACGATCGAACCCTATAAAAGAGAAGACACCGGATACTTTGGCAAATGGCTATGGGATACTTTAAATTTTGAAACCGGGATTATCCGAGACTATCAAAATATCCGTATCAATGGAAGTACACTTGTCCGCGTGATCGGGTCCGCGATGCCGACCGGGATCATCATCACCGCATCCAGTGCACTTATGACGGTGACCTTTCAGGGAAATACATATTCACTGCCAAAAGGTGCAGCAACGGTTAAAGAGATTACCATTACGGCCGGGATCAATAATTTGCTATTCAATGGTAACGGAACCGTATCCATTGAATATACAGGGGGGCTTCTCTAGTGTTTTATATTTATGCAGACGGGGAGCCTTTGTACTACCCGGGAAACGATAAGCTGAAGGTTTTATCCCCAAAACTTACGCTAGAAATGGGAAAGGCCGGCGCGCTTGAATTTGATCTTCTGGCCTCCAACCCATTATACGCTCAAATACGTAAATTGAAGACAATCGTAACCGTAGAGATGGACGACACTGAAATTTTCCGAGGAAGGGTGCTATCCTACGACCGAGACTTTAATAATACAAAAAAAGTATATTGTGAAGGCGACCTCGCGTATCTGGTGGACAGTGTTATTAAAGGGGAAAAGTATGAAGGAACGACCCGAGGCCTTTTCCAAAGGATTTTAAACGCGCATAACGCCAGAGTAGAAACCGAAAAACGTTTTGCGCTCGGAACCGTAAACATTGAAGATCGTTCAGTTATTATACGAGGTCAATCCGAGAGCATTCAAGATTTGGAAACTGGAAGGTTCGATTACCGGCAAATAGCGCTCAATTCCATCGTAAATGAATGGAAGACGGCATACGACTACATTTCCGAATGCCTGATTGATTACTGTGGCGGATATTTGCGTACGCGAAGAGTCAGTGACGTTACTTACCTTGATTACGTAACAAGTTATGGCCGAACCGCATCACAAAATATTCATTTTGGCGAAAACATACTGGATCTGAGCGAAGAAGTATCTGCCGAAGAGTTATTTACAGTTTTAATTCCGCTTGGCGACGACAACCTGACTATAGCCAGTGTGAACAACAGAAGCGATGAACTTGTGGACGCAGAGGCAGTGGCACAATACGGCCGTATTATTCGTACCCACGTATTTGATAGTGTGACTGCGCCAAGTACATTGCTGGAAAACGGAAGACGATTTCTATCCAGCAATGGAAACATTCCAAACGTTATAACAATTAACGGGATTGACTTACATCTGGTTAACCCGGACATTGAAGAGATCTACGTTGGAGATGTTGTGAATGTGGTGTCTGCTCCCCACAGCATATCCGGAAACCTTACCTGTTCAAAAATCGAGTATGACCTTGTGCAGCATGAGAACACCGTGTACACCTTTGGGATGCCAAGGCAAACGCTGACAGAACGATACCGGAAAGATATTAAGAACGCGGAAGACAGCGGAACGAACGCTGGCAGTTCCGGAGGGGGAGGAAGCGGCGGAGCAGCATCGGATGAAACGGACGATAAACTGGAGCATGCTTACGCCGAATGGGTCAATTGGGATCCGGCCAACCCGGACGGGCACGTATCCCTTGGAACACTCTGGCAGCAGTTAAAAGACGCAAAAATCGGATTAAAATCGGTTACCGGAATCGATTTGGATTCTTATGAAGATTACACCAGTTTTAATATTTTCAGTCGATTCGGAAATATCGAGGCGGTTGGGAAAGATCTGTACAAGGTGATCGACGGCCATGAAGCAACTATCAAATCTCTGACTACTGCAACGGAATCAAAACTTACGCTTTCCACGGCAGAATACAAGAAAGAAGTAGTCGATAAGATCGCAAGCATCGAGTTATCGGAAAACGCAAATGGAACGGCAATTGCGATGAAAGCCGATAAAACGAGCGTAGATACGTTGGAATTCAACATCAATCAGACCATTGATGGGATAGAGACCAGCATCGCAAGCTTTACCAGCAAAATCACGACGATTAACTCCGACATTACGAAGGTACGCGATCTGATCGCTGACCAGATCAGTGCTATTAAGGCTAATGTCGATTGGCTAAATGGTAAAACTATTAATGCCTCAGAACTTCATGGAACTTCGGTAATCGGAAATTATATATATGCTTCATCAGGAATGTATGTCAATAATAACCCTGTTGCAACGCAATCCTGGGTTAATACGCAGGGGTTTTTAAAAGACAATGACGTTTCTTGGGGAACTGTAAATAACGGATTTGTTTACTTGAACGTGGACGGAACCTGGAAGTACATGGCCATGGCCAACCATACGCATTCTCAGTATCTGACTGCATTGCCCAGTCATCGACATTCATTCTACGGATATACGACCATACAATTGGCAAGTTCAGGCACACGAAAAATCGTTATTCAAGGAAATACTGGATACGCGAGTTGATAATTCTTGGAAAGGAGTTTGTAGTATGAAGACATTAACGGAATTAGGGGAAGCCATTATACAGGTTCGCGAAGCGATTAACCAACTGGAGGTGAAAGGGGTTAACAATGCAGGAATCGTTTTATTCTGTAACAAGAAATGCGACGAACTGGTAAAAGATATTAACGAAGCCGTTAAAACGGCTCCTCCGGGCAATATCGAACTGCACATCACGGAACAGCCACCTGAGGAAAATCAAACTGGAGAGCCGAACCCCGCAACAACCGGGAACCGAGGTAGTTGACCATGATGACCATTGCCCAGATACTTGACGCATTACGGAATGCGATCTATGGGGAAGAAGTCCGTACCGCCATCGTGGATGGCATCAGCCAATGTTATTCGGATGTGTCCGCTTCTAAAGCGTTAGCCGATACAGCCGCCGCCAATGCAGACACAAAGGCGGCTTTAGCCGACACCGCCGCCGCCAACGCCAACGCAAAAGCCACACTGGCCAACGATAAGGCGACTTTAGCGGATACTGCTGCCACCAACGCAAATACAGCCGCCACAAACGCCAACACAAAAGCCACGCTGGCCAACGACAAAGCGACATTAGCGGATACTGCTGTTGCCGCCGCAAATACAGCCGCTGCCAACGCCAACACCAAAGCGACGCTGGCCAACGATAAAGCGGCACTGGCCGATACCGCCGCCGCCAACGCCAACACCAAGGCGACACTGGCAAACGACAAGGCGACGTTGGCTGATGCGGCTGCTACTGCCGCGAACACTGCCGCAACGTTAGCAAATGACAAAGCAGCGTTAGCCGATACCGCCGCTGCGAATGCCACCGCAAAAGCGACGTTAGCCGATACTGCCGCCGCCAACGCCAATGACAAGGTGCAGGGTTGTACGGCTGCCGCGCAGGACGCGACTAACGCCGCTTCGGCCGCCGAACATGCGGCGCAAAAAGCAGATGATATTACAACC